ATAAGAATATTTAGTTTGGCGGAAGCGGTGGGATTCGAACCCACGAGACGCTTTCACGTCTAACGGTTTAGTAGACCGGCGCTTTCAACCACTCAGCCACGCTTCCTATATTTGGCTCCAGATGTAGGGATCGAACCTACGACCAATTGATTAACAGTCAACTGCTCTACCGCTGAGCTAATCTGGAATGTTAACAACAATATAATATATAAACTATTGTTTGTCAACAATTATTTTTTGGTGCTCCCGATAGGACTCGAACCTATGACCGACCCGTTATGAGCGGGGAGCTCTAACCAACTGAGCTACAGGAGCGTTACTTGGTGCCCTCTCCCGGACTCGAACCGGGACGCCGTAACCGGCGAGAGATTTTAAGTCTCTTGTGTCTACCATTCCACCAAGAGGGCAATATAACTTATGGCGATCACGGAAGGACTCGAACCCTCAACCTATTGATTAGAAGTCAATTGCTCTATCCAGTTGAGCTACGTGACCGTCATAAATTATATCTGTACTGGAGTCTCCATAGTTACTGTATACATTTTTTTGATGATACTGTCAACATCTTTTTCAGTTAACCATCCTTTTACTGTATCGCCTTTGTTAGTAATACCAGGAAGTTCAACTTGGTCCATATCTTCAAACACTGCAATTTCATACAAGCCTTGTTGGTTACCATAACTCATTTCATTCTGTACAATACTAAGATCATACTTGCCGCCAAACCGTAGTATAACTTGAACACCATTTGGTGACTTAGTTTTCATCATTTTAAAGTCTGATAGTTTCATTTGATTTCTCCTAGTGCAAAACCTACAACTATACAAAGTTGTGGTAGTAAAATTGCAGCCAGTATTCCCGGTATCATTTGTTTAACATCCGTGCACAAGTGATAAAACTGTTTTCATCCAAACAGTCATCCCAAACATAATAAGTGTATCCAACAATAATTCCGATAATTGCCAACACGCCGACTAATTTTATAATAATTCCAATCCAATCATTCATTAGTGTAGTGCCTCCCATACTTTTTCATGTACAAACATTCCATTTTGATTGATAAACTCTAACTGTTCCTCTGTTGCAGGAACTCCGTCAATGTCACAACTTTCGATATAAGCATCGCAGAAGTCAGGCCAATCTTTCATGTCAATGTCTTGAACAATTACGTTATCAATTTTATCGTATTGTACTTCTTTCATTAAACCTCTTCCTCTTCAATTTCAAATTCTTCCCACACAAGTCCGAAGTATTCTTTTTTTTCTTCAGTACTACGAGTTTCCCATTCCCATGCACCGATGCAACCTGAACGCCAATAAGGCTCTGCTGCTTCGTCAGATTCTTCTGTATTTGCAAAAGTGAATTCATTGAACTTTTCTAGTTTGCCATCTTCGGCACGATAAAGTGTTACTTCTACAGTCATTACGCTGCCTCCAACTGTGCTGTACATACATAAGGTTTGTTCCACTGACCAACATTAATATCTAAGTAGTAAGCAATATCAAAATAGTCAATCTGTGCATCTGTGTTGTTGTACCAACCGGTGCCTTTCATTGCAGCAATCAGTTCTTCCAAAAACTCTTTTGCTTCACCGTAATGCTCAGGATAGTAAGTGTTAACTTGAACATATCCTTCACTTGGATAATAAGGATGATTGCGGCGTTCAGCAATCTCACGATTCTTTTCGTTTGCCATACCAATAAAATCAGCAGTGCCTTCTTTAATGTTTACAACAAGAGTGCTGTGGTTGTTAACTGCAATTGAGCCTTTGTAACCATGCTTTTTCAAAACTGCTTTGATAGCTGGTGCAAGTGCTTTTTTCTTCTCTTGATTCATGTATGCCATTTTTGAAGTCCTCTTCTTTCTTGCTTACATATATAATATAGTGTAAGATGTCTTGGTTGTCAAGTCTTTTCTGAAACTTTTTTGAATTTTTTTAACATTTTTTCTTGTTCAGCATATGCTTCAATCTCCCAAGGGCGATCAAAGTAAGGAATTTCACTAGGGGTAAACATAGGAAACTGTTTTAGTACATCTTGTTTAACGTGTACAAACTCATGAAAAATTGCAGTGACTAAATCCTCATAATCTAATCCACGCTTAACACGGATTTCATACTCACGATCATCGTCACCTTCTAAGCAATCAGCATCAACATCCAAATGCTTTGTAATCTCTACATCAACAGCAAGTTTACGATGCTTTGGTAGCCAATATTTTTTAGCAAACCAAAGTGCTTCAGTAACTGCTGCACGTTCTTGTTTAGTACCGCCGATTACACTGTACAACATTACCAAATTACCTTTTCAGTTACAATATAGTGACGGCTTTCTAGTGCCGCTCGTGTGTAATATTGTTCGTCGCCAGTTTCTGTCCAGCGTACCAAATATATTTCTCCCAACGATTGTCCGTCATTGTGCGATCCAACAATAGAACCAGTCTTTGCATTACGCTTACGAATAACACCCATTCCAACTTTAAACATTACGCTAAACCTTTCCAATAGTCGGCTGTACGTACAGGCGGAGTAGGAGCAAGTATAAGATAATCTTTTTCAAAAACTGCTTTATTAACAATTTCTTCGTTACCTGAACATAACCACCGTACCGAGTAAACATCTTCTCCCAAATTTAGCGTTTTGTTAGTGGCACAAATTACACCCTCTTTTGAGCCTTTTTTGATATATGTTCCGAGTTTATACATTATTGAACCTCTTTTGTAAGTTTTGCAATATCTGACCACGTAACAGTGGATTGTTTAACAATAATTTGCTTAACTGCTTTTAATTGGTCTGATTTAGACATTGCGTTGAACATTTGGTCTAAGTAAACTTGATATGCTGACATATTGTTTCCTCCGTCTACATTAATAATATAGTGATTGCAGATTCGGAAGTCAACAAAAAAGTGCAGGATTCTTTCCTGCACTTTCAAAGGGTTGTAATTTTTTTTACAAACTAATGTCTTCTAGTCCTGCTGCACGTAGTTTAACAATGTTGTTTATTTGAAACTGCTTGGCGTCCAATGCTTTAATCAGTCCCATATACTTGTTTCGTATAAGTGCAAACTCATTACAAATATGCTGTTGGTCAACTACTTCTTGTTCACCTTCTGCGTACTTGTCTGCATCTCTTGAACTAAGAGCACGGTTGTAGTGTTCGAGAAACTTTTTGTATTTCTCTGTTTTAACTTTGCGTAATTCAATATTAAGGTATTCTAGTATTGCTTCAATTTCCTGCAACTGATTAAAACGATGCTCAACTATACCGGGCATATCTCTACTGTGTTTTTCAACATTGCCTTTGAGACTACACTCTACACGAGCTTCATCTAGTTGTGTTTCGTAATAATTAATTGCAGGAATTATTTTATTAAAGTCCTTGCGGATTTCATTAAACCAGTGTGACATTTACCATTCATCATCTTCATTATATTCATCAAAGTCTGTATGTTCAATATAATGGTCTCTTAGTACTTTGTCAACCGTACCATCATATCCAACTAACTCATCTGCAACATCTTCAATATCGATTGTTTCTTCTAATGTCATAATAAACTTTTGACAAGCATCGTATTTGTCTTTTGCAGTAATGTATGGTTTAATAGCCATCCACAGATTCATGAACTGTTCGATTTCATCTTCACTCAGTTTCATTGATAGTCAATTCCTCAGATAGTGTTGTTTCGATATTTAGTTCTTCTTCTTCAATATCTTCAATAACATCATCTACTTCTTTGTCATCCCATTGTTTCATGATTAAGTCTAATACACCTTCGTCATTAGCTTCCCATGCTTTACGGAATTTGAGGATTGCTTCGCCTGTTTCTTTATCAATATACTCTAAGCGGTTACCGCTTTTCTTTAGTACGCCTTTGCCTTCTGCTAAGTCTACTAAACCACTGTATGGACTCATTCCAGTCTCATATGGAATCTTAACTTGTACACTTTCGAAAGGTTTTGCATAACGTGTTTTCATTACTTTACATGCGGCACGAATACCACGTACTTCTGAAATTTTGTTACCTTGCTCATCTTCTTTTAGTTTAAGTTTACGCATTGCAACAACGATACTAGACGCATAGATAAAGCCTTGTCCACCACTAATTTTGTCATCTGGATCAAACATATCTTGCGATGCGTATGTGTGGTTAGTTGCTACTAGTCCAACATTGTAATCACCAAACATGTTAACACAGTTACGAACAAGTGCTGTAAGTGCTTTAGGTTTACGTCCTAAATCACCTTTCATGTCACCTTTTTGGAACTGATCAATATCAGTAGGTGTTAGCATCATACCAAGCGAGTCGATTACAAACAATACTTTAGGACGATCTTCTTCGTCTTTGTCTGCATACTGTGACTTATAATCTTTCATAAACTCACTAATAAGTTTAGCAACGTCATCAATCATTGCTACATTAAGTTTAAGAAGTTTTTCTTCACTAACATCAACATCTAGTGCTTCTAGCCATTTTGCGTCTAGTGCATTTTCTGTATCAATTAGTACAACAAAGATACCTTGCTTTTGTGCTTCACGTACTAAGTTGCCTGAGCAAATAAATGATTTGCCAGCACCCGATTCGCCTGCAAAGACTGATACTTTGCCTAGTGGAATACCGCCATCAAAACGTCCACTAACTAATTTGTTTAATGTATAGTTGCCTGTACTAATCCATGTATCTGGATCTCTAAATCCGCTACTAAGACCAGGCACACTCTTAGTAATACTTTTGCGAAATTTCGCAATGTCAAAAGGTTTTGCCATAATTATCTCCTAGAAAGAATGGGGCGACTTGGTGCCGCCCCGCCGGGTTTTTGTTAAGAATTAGTTTCCACGTGCACGAATTGCTGCAAGAATATCTTGCGCACTAGGCTTTTCGCCTTCTGCTGCTGGTGCTGTTGCTGCTACTGTTTCAGCAACTTGCTCTTGTTGTGCAGGAGGTGTTACAGGTGCAGCAGGTTCTTGCCAACCGGTATCTGTTACTGTTTCAGCTACAGGAGTTGCAGCTGGAGTAGGCGTAGGTGCCGGTGCAGGACTAGCACTACCTGTATTTGGTGCACTGTTTGATGTATCAATCTGTACACCTGCTGGGCGATAAAAATTGCCCCATGCTGCAGGATCATACAATTTACCATCGACACTTGCTTCAAACATTTCGCCAATAACACGAAGTTCTTCTTCGCTAGGCTGTTTAGGAAGATAATCGTTTAGATTATACAAACCATATGTGTCAATTGCTGCACGTTCGTCACTGTTTAGTGAACGCTCACGGCGTGCCCAACTTGATGTTGAGTAGTCTGCATATTGACCTTTTGTAGTTTTAGTTAAACGGAAGTCTGTGCCTGCTTCATAATCAGTAGGTAGTTCTTCAAAGTCACTATCCATAAGTGCACCTTTGATAATGTTAAAGATGCTTGGGTTAATAATAAAACGACGGATTGGATTTTCCGGAGTTTCTTCATCGAGTGAATTCTCAACTACAAAACCTTGGAATACGTATGAACGCTTTTTCCAGTACTTACGACCCATATCTTCTAAACTAGGATCTTTAAACCAATTACGCACCTCTGACAGTACAGGGCAGCTTCCTACTGGTCCCCACATTTCGTTACAAGGTACATTAACTGTTACACGACGAGAATCAGGTTGTCCTTCGACTCCTGCAAATTCTAGTCTAATCATTTGACGCTCACGCCAAAAGAAAGTATTACTCGTATCTCCATCCGGAAGGAAACGAATTACACTAGTTGAATTTTCTGGGATATTCCAAAATGGGAAGATAGCATTGTCGCCTCCTCCGCTCGATTGATTACCGCCTCCACGGTTATCTTGTTCTTGTAGTTTTGCACGAATTTCTGCCAATGATGCCATAGTTATTCTCCTTAATGTTGCCTATGTTTTGTTTGCCTAAGTTTTGCCTTTGTGACAATGTACTTATTGTCTTGATAATAATACGTTTTGTGCCAGTTGTCAATTAAAAATTTTAGTTACATCATAATTTTCGAACATCTTATCAAATTCTTGTTCCCAATCAACTGACTCTGAACGTACTTCTTCTTTCTCAACGACACTTAGTTTAGGCATCAACTGTGTGATTGCACGAGCTGATTTACCTAGCATAGCATCGTCTTGAATACTGTCAACTAATTTACTTGCTTCTTGCAATTTAGTTGCCAATTCTTGTTCGCTTTCGTCTAATACGTTAGCGATATATTCCATTACTGCACCTAATTGCGATCTTGCTGATTCCATTTTTGCTCTCATTGGATTCTCAGGATCTGCTTTTAAGTTAGTTCCTTCACGTAAACCAAACATGTCTTTTGATTCTACAAATGCAACTAAGTTGCTAATTGCTTCTTCAATTGCTGCACGTTGTTCACGTACTACTTGCATTTCTTTTACAAGTGCTTGTACATATGGTAATGCACCTTCTACATTTTCATCAAAATATGAAACTGTAAATTTATCTTTAATATCTGCGAAATCATCTTCGTCTAGTTTTTCACCATCACTTGAAAATGCTTCAAGTGCTGCAGCATATGTCTTACTGCCTTTAAGTTTGTTTAAACCTTCACGAATATTTGCAATACGTGAACTTACTGCTTCTACGATTTCTGCAGTATCTTCGTTGAC